ACAGTGGTTCCTTTGCCTTCCACGAATTCCTCTTTGTAATCCCGGTGAATCAGGTTGGCCATCACGCAATTGTTCCGTAAAACCATTAAGGCTTCACGGGCCACAATTGAAGGGGTGATAAAAGTATTCGGCATTGCAATATACCTCCTAAAAAAGTTTATTTGCCCTGGCCGACAGTTCGCGCCTTGATGTAATCAGTCATCGACATGCTGCCAAGGTCTTTTTGCCCACCGCCGCCGCTTCCGAAATCTTCTCCGCCGTTGTCATTGCCTGGTTTGCCCAAGAATTCGGGGAATTCCTTCAACTTATTGCCGATGGCGGTCTTGACGGCGGTTTCATCGGCAACGCCATCAGTGACAGTAATCCCGCTGGAATTCACCAGTTTGAGAAAGGCTTTAATCCGGTCAGGCTTGACATTGGCCTGGGCGGCCTGCACCAGTAAAGCGGCGTCAATCAGTGTTTTCTCAGCGTTCTTTTTGACCTGCTCGTTTTCCCGTTTCAAGTTGCCGTTATCTTCCTGGGCTTTTTGCAGGTCGGTTTTGTTCTTCTCCTCGGTTTCCTTGGCTTTAGCCACCAAGGTCTTTAAATCTTCCGGTTTCTCAAAGCCGAGTTCTTTGATAAACTCGTTAAATTGCGAACGGCCTTCCCGTTTCACCCGCTCCATAAAGGAAGCCTGGTTGGGAAAAATAATCTGTTCGGATTGTGGGCCGCCCCCACCGGCAGGAGGCTTTTCGTGGTTGGTATTATCGTCCGCGCCGCCTCCGCCGCCGGTGTCTTTGTCCATCAGGGGGTAGGAAAGTAAGCCGAATAAAAACCTTTTCAACATTGTCATTACCTCCGCATTCGCGTATTCCGTGACTTTATTTACCGCTCACGTTGACGGTAACTTCAACCGGGGGCCAAAATGAACTTAATTCCAGTTCATTCAGTTTCCCGGCGCGTTTCAAGAAGAGGAGAGCACTGGTGATGGTTTCAATGACGTTTTCCAAGGCGTACATCTCCAAGGAACCGTCCCGCCAGTTACTGGTGGCTTTCAAGGGAGCTAAATGCAGGTGAAGCAGTTCGTGAACCAAAGTTCCTTCCTGGTCCCGGTCCCACCAATGCCCCAGGTGATAATCCTGGTAATCCAGGATTTTAATCGTGGCGAATCTCTTTGAAATATTCCAGGTCGATTGCCCGAAGAGATTGCCGTCTTCCAACTCATGAAAGCGGACTAAGGCGATTTTCACATCCCAATCCTGCAGCCGTAATACTTTTTGCCAGAAGACACAAGTTTCAGGTAGATTCGGAAGATTCTCCGCCGGGAAAGCACCGGCCTTGTTCAGCATTTCGTCAGTCCGTAACATGGTTTAAGATCATCCTTCCTTTCAAAGAGTGGTTTTCATATTTGATTTCGTGGGTCTTGATGATGTAATCTTTCAAACCGGCATCCCGCAAGTTTTTCAAGCTAATTCGGTCGTCAAATTCCAAGGCCGGGTTGCCGACATAGGATATTTCCGTCCGGGGTTTCAAGCCGCTAAATTTCTGTAACAAAATGTTGGCGATTTTCCGGGCGACCTCACGGGTTTGGACCAGATGGCTGGATGGTTGGGTATAACAAATCGATTTGGCCAGGCTTAAATTTTTGGTAGGGGCATAAAGCCCGGAACCGTAAAGTTTTTTCCCATAAAACCGGTTCTCGCCGGTATCGACGGTCGTGGTATTCCCCAGGTAAACCAGTTCATTAAACCGGCCTTTCACTTTCAAGGGGTAACCGCTGATTGCCAGATTGAAGGTACAATCGGTATTGGTACTGACGGTAATTTTAGCGCCCCAGGCGAAGTAATCCTGAGCGGTGATGATCGTCCCGGCAGGCGCGAGTTCTAAAGCGGCGGAGCAGTTATAGACCGGATTTTGAGTATAAAATGTCGTGTAAAAACAGGTATAGGTCTTGGCTTCTCCGGCCTGCAAGGTTTGGGCGTTCAGCCGGTAAACCTCCTCGGCCTGGGAGGTGGGAACCAGGGGATTGCCGTAAACCTCCACCTGAGTCGGCATTTGGCCGGTAAAAGGGATCAGTTTCCGGCCCGGATAATAACTTCGGGCGGTAATGGTTTGTACTGCTGCCGGTGTTTGGGCATTGTTGGGACCATCCACATGGATCCGGTTGGACCGGTCGGTATAGCAATTTCCGAGCACGAATTTGATAACCTGTTTCAACGCCTGTTTGTGGCTGGACTTATAAAGCCAGGCATAGGGAATATAGAATTCCAAGAGTTCAGCGTCAATGAGGTATTCAGGGATTGTTAGACCCGCATCGGTTAAAACATCGAAGGCCAGCCGGTAGGCCGTGGCAATTTGGCTGATAGTCACAGTCATCACCGAAACGGAAGGAACCGCATCCAATACCGCCGACTCTAAAACCAGTTTGATATCAAAATTTTTCAGGCCGGCCTGCCGGGTGTCCATCAAAAAAAACCGGGCGGCGCCATTCGCCTGTTCCGTCCAGGAAAGTTTCCCGTCAATACTGATATATGCTGAAATCCGGGTTCCGGTGGGTGTGGTCCCCGTCCAGGAAACCGTCACCATCGCGCCGTAACCGGTTTCAAATTCGACCGGGATGGTAATAATCCGTTCGCCGCTCAGCCAGCCGCGTTCATATAAATTTGCCTGATAAAGAAAACTCCCGTAAAGCATGGCCGTTATCCTTTCGTAACAATCTGGCCGTTACCCGTGGCGGGCGGTTTCAGCCCGATAATCTTGGATTCCTCCAGAATCCGGTTGACTTCTTCCTGGATCTGTTCTTCCGTCCAATCCCGGTTGACCATTTTGACTTTGGTATAGATACTGACGGCCACCGCCGCGTTCAGCATGCTCAAGGTGGCGGCAATGGTGGACAGATCGGAAGTAACGCAATCGTTAATCTCAATACAAGGCCGTTCATGGTCGCCCCCGGTTTCAATGGTCAGCATCATTTGCAATAAATCTTCAAGGGCGGTCTTCCAGTACCGGGCTTTCTTGGCGCTGGTGATCACCGACTTTTTTTCTTTGAGATTCAAGGCGTAACCGGATTCATTGGCGGCCATTCCGATACCTAAATTGAAGGATTGGGGCGCGTATCCGGCATTGGATATGATCCGGGCAATCAAATCCAGACAGGTTTTTTGAAAGGCTTCATGCCGGATCTCAAATTGCACATTCTTAATCGAACCGGCTCCCTGCAAGTCGTTGGGGTCGTAATCCAATTCCTCAAAGATTTCTTCTTCGAAATCGAACCGGGGGTTGCCGGTCTGAATATCGCGCAGGTATTGTTGGGGAGCGATTATCCGCCCTTTGCCCAGCCGGATATCCCGAATCCAGCAAGTATAAGTCTCGTCCAGTGAATCCATCAATCCTTCCGCTCCGCCAAAGTCCGATTGCCCTATCGCCGAGCCCCGGAAAATCTTATTTGGTTTCATGTTCGGGATGTAACGGACCATGATGTCTTCTTTGATAGGCGTATCTTTCACCGGCTGATAATCATTGGTCTCCTCGAAGGTATCCAGCGGTACTTCTTTCCCCAGGGTGTTCGCGTTGCCCTGAAACAGTTTGGTGAAAATCTTGCCCCGTTCGTGCCGCTCCAGTAGCCGGTAAACCACTTTGACTTCATCGGAGATTACTTTCCAAAAGGTAACAGCGGTCAAAATTCCAAATTTAAACTCCGGCAAGGCGTTGTCGGGCTGGGCGATATTCAAAACCGGAAAGGGAAAGAGCTTTTTATCCCAATTGATTTTCAGGAAAATCCCACCCATGGCCGAGGCGACTTCGGCGGCTTCCAGGATGGAATTGTAGAACCCGTTCCGGTCTAAAAGTTGCCGCATTTTTTTGACCTTGGCATCGCCGATTTTCACACCGGGCAGCGTCACGGTGGGCGTCTCTGAAAACAGAAAATTGGAACTGGTGGTGGCCAGTTCTCCGGCAATCGGCACATGCAACATTACCCGCCGTTCGTTCTTAATCTCCTGCGCCCAGAACTGGCCTTGACGGGTGGGTATGTTGACTTTCGATGAAAGGGCGTCGGAGATTTGCAGCGGATCGCCGGAATACCACGCCGACCATTCCAGGTAGCGTTCATAAACCGGTTGCCATTCCTCCGGAGGCCAGATTTGGTTAACGGTATACTCGGGGAACATTGTTTCACCTACTTTTTTTTAAGCTGCGGCTTTTTGTTTCAACAGTGACAGCCACATCATTTTGTTGCTATAAACCTGATACCGCAGGTTGTCCATGCAATGGTCGTTAATTTTGGCCGGTTTGTCGATACCCAGCAGTTGGGCTTTCGGGTCCCAGGAGTAGGTTCCCAATTCATTGATGGTATTGGTACAACTCCGGTGAACCCGGATCATATCCGCGCCTATTAAGCTTGAAACCAATCCGATACCTTCCAGGACATCGTTTTTGGCCTTGGCTACGCCATGAACTCCATCTTGCCAAAGTTGGGTGATAAAGGCCGCCGCCGCCGGGTCGCAGTAAATCTTCCGGATGTAGCAGTTCAAAGAGTGATACCATTGGCGAAACTCCGCGCTGTATTGGGACGGGCTTTTCTGTTTGGCAAGCTGGTTTTGGTCGGTCGGCATCCCGGAATGATAGTATTCGTCGCAGATATAGAGCCGGTTGTCCGCGCCCAATGCCGTATGTAAAAAGGTGGTGGCGTTGGAAGTCCCATAGTCGATTCCAACCCAGTGGCAGACCAGTTCCGGTAGATAGTCCACGATCATCGCTTCATCAAACTGGTCGTAAATCACGCCGCTGGCCAGTACCCATAGGCCTTCAATAAACCGTTTATACCAGAGCGAACCGGGCGGCCCGTATTCCAGTTTCAGTTCTCTGACATAAGTCGGGTCCAGGTTCAGGTTGTCTTCCAGCTTAAAGTTGAAGACCGTTTTGTTGAGCGCCGGGTTGTTGATATAGTTCCGGTACAAGTAATGATACGGGCTGTCCGGGTTGGTGGTCGAAATCAGTTTCGCGCCGGGCAGGCTCAGCCGGGAAAGCAGCATCTTGAAGAAATCTTCCGGAATCAGCGTTCCTTCATCCACATAGGCGAAGGAGAGGGTATCGCCCCGAATCCGGTCTTTGGCCCGGGAGTCCGACGCGCCGACCACGAACAATTTCCGGCCGCAAATCGTCACTTCGCCCAAGCCCCGGTTATAGAAATAATTTCGTTGCCCGACAATCTTCTCCAAGGGCTGCAGGACGTTATGGTCGATGGTCCGTTCGGTATAACCGGTGATAACGGCGTTGCCCGGTGGCTGGGTGGCGATCATATCCAGCAGCCTGACATTGGCCGCCACGGTCTTTCCGGAGCGGACTGCGCCGCATAAAAAATTTAGCCGGGCATTGGTCTGGGAGATCGCCGCCAGTTGTTTTGCCGAAAATAAGCCCCAGGTCATCCGCCGGGCGGTTCCCCGTTGGGATTCTCCGGCGCAGTTTTTTCAGGTTCGGCGGTGGTTTCTTCCGGCAAAGCGGTGAGTGGCGCAGCCGATTCTTTAATCGCCCGTACCAGTTCCGCCAGGGAGTTCACATCGCTGGTATGTTCCTTATCCAGTCCCAAAGCCAGCCGCTGGCCGCGCTGCAGTTTGTCCATGACATTCGCCAGCCGTTCCAAGGTGAAGATGGTAAGCTGGCCGTCACCCATCCGGATCTTGCAATCCTCCAGAACTTCAATGACGTTCTTCAAGAAATTATCCCAGGTACGCAAATGGGCGGCGTTCCGGTCGGCCTCGATTTTGACCTGTTTCTCCAGGGTCTTTTTCTGGATCTCCTCCGCCCGTTGCGCCAGGTATTGCCGTTTCTTCTCTTCCCATTTGCGCTTGCAACTGATGTTCCGCAGGTAACTATAATCCACCCCGACATGATCGGCGAAGGAATGCTGGTCCAGCCAATCCCCGGAAATATATTCAACCTCCAATTTGTCCCAGTCGTATTTCCGCTTACCCATGGGCTCACGTCCTATGGCTGTTTTTTAGGAGTAACCGCTTTTTTGACCATATCCACCAGATTGCTCCCGGTTTTCTCGGAAGTCCGCAAGACCATATAACCGCCGACGCCAATCTCCATCAGGGTATACAGCCGTTCCGGGAGTTCGTGGGGATGAAACAATTCCGGAAAGAAATCGCACAAGTATGGCGAAAGGACATGATTATTAAACAGAATACTGATAATCGTGAGCATCAATAAAGGCCTCCAGCTTCGCTGCAGCCAGTTTCCTTGCGCTTCGGCGACAATGACGGACTTCGAATTGTCGTAAAATGATTTCAAAAAATCGTATAAGGCCAATTGCAAATCTTTTTCCAAAGCGGCGCGGGTCTCCGGGCTTAACGGCAGATGTTTATCCACTACATCGACGATCTTTCCGATAGTGCCGTTGGTAATCTGTTCGATCCAGCTCATGGCTTCGCTCCATAAAGCCGGATATATTCCCGGACGGATTCGGCGATAGCCCGCCGGGTTTCATTCCACCGGGTCTTTAATTTTTCCAGGTCTTTGGGGTTATCGTGAAAGACAATCTCAATCAGGCAGGCCGGGGCATGTGTATCGTCGAGTTCGGCCAGTTTTCCGCCGTCAACCCCGGTTTCCTTGGTGTCCGGGTCTTCCTTGCCGCCGCGAATATTGGTTCCCAATACGGAGGTAACCTTTTTAATCAGGATGTCGGCCATCCGATTTCCGCCGATGGAATCGTTATGTATCCAGCATTCGGTTCCCGAGGCGCTGCCGGGTTTGGGCATGGCGTTGGTGTGCAGCGCCAGATGAAAGTCGGGTTTCCAGGCGTTGGAGTCGTTAATAACTTGCCGTAAGGTCCATTCCGGCTGGTTCAGTTTGATTTCGCAGTCGTTACGTAAGTCCAAGGCCACTTGCGCCGCCATTTTCTGCATGTAATATTCCTCGTTCCGGCCATCGGCGGTTCGGTTCATTTCCTGGGTGGAAGCCGAAAGATAAAGCTTAAATTTGCTCATATTCTTCGCCTCGTTTCTTTTTTATTTGGATATCTCACCATAAAACCCTGATCTAAGTGCCGTAAAGGAAGATGTGGTTTCTTCGCCGTCTTGTCAAAGATTCAACTTTGCGGGTGAACTTTTCGGGCCAATACCCCCCAGACCCGTTACAACAGGGTACTTGGTTCGCTCCGGGCTGTCCGGTATGCGCTATGCCTTCGCGGGTCATGTCAGTGGACAGTCCTCACTCACCTTTCGGGGTGACGATTAGCGGGTCTGGGGGGTACGCCGGGGGGCATCTCGGTAATCTGCAAGCGTGCAGATTATTGTTTAAAAAAAAGACCGCAAGAAGAAACCCCAACGGCGGGAAAACAGCAACGTGTTTGTAATTTAATTGTATACCGAAACCGGCATTTATACAAGCATAATTTAGCCTGCACGCTTGCAAATACTATGATTTTATGATATACTAGAATCAGATTTCAAGGAGGTGCGCGGGATGATGCAAGGGTTTTTGCCGGGAGTCCGGGTTTATCTTGATTTTCCTTTGGGGCGGCTTTATGGTTCCGTGACATACGGCCCGCGCGGCTCCCATCCGCTTTATATTTACGTCCGGTTTGATGATGGCAGTTTGCGGGAGTTCCGGCCAGGTTCGGCCAGTTTGAAGCTTTTGAAGAAGGTTGAGGAAGGGAGGCGCTGAGGGTTTATTTTTTCATGCCCAAACATCTGCAAGAGTGCAGATTTTCATTAAATTACATTGCAAAGGAGCGTGTTTTGAATGAATCAAGGTTTATCATTGATGGAGTTAGCCCAGGAACTGGAGCGGCAAAATTTAGCCAAGCAGGATTTTCTGGCGCCTTCGCGGCTGCTGGAAGTGGAACCGGCAGCAAACAACCGGTTAATTATGCATGTGGACCGGGGCAGTCAGGGGGTGGCCCAATTGCCGGTGAAAGCGCTGGCCGAGGATCAACTGCGGGAGTGGGCGGAGATTCCTTCCAAGTATTATCATTTAATGCGCCAGAAAGCGCCGGAGTTATTATCGACCAATGTTAACCACTGGCTACAGACCAAGGATCAGCCCCGTTTGGTTCGTTGTCTGGATGGAGAGGCCAGGGCGTTTTTATCCAACCGTTACCGGACCATTGATAATTATGATATCGCCATGGCCGCGCTGCCGGTGTTACGGGCAGACGGTCAGGTCACGGTGGTTTCCTCCCAGGTCACCGACGGCCATTTATATATCAAAGCGGTTACCCAGCGGTTGACCTATGAAGTAAAACCCGGCGATCATGTTCAGGCCGGGATCGTGATTTCCAATAGTGAAGTGGGTTTGGGTTCGGTCAAGGTTGAGCCGTTATTATTCCGGCTGGTCTGTAAAAACGGGGCGATTGTCAACGATTTGGCGATGAAGCGTTACCATGTGGGACGGTATACCCGGGATTTGGACGAGTACACCGAGATTTACCGGGATTCCACCCGGCGGATGGATGACGCCGCTTTTATGATGAAGCTGCAGGATACTGTCAAGGCGGCTTTTGATGAGGTTCAGTTCGCCAAGTTGCGCGGGGTGATGGTGGACGCCGCCACCCGCCGGATTAGCGCTCCACTCGATACGGTTTTGGATCGGGTGGTGGAAAAGTTCGCTATCCGGGAGCGGGAGCGCTCCGGGCTGTTGATGCAGTTGGTTGAGAGCGGCGACGGTTTGACCCAGTGGGGTTTGGCCAACGCCATCACCTGGCTGGCCAATACCGAGAAGGATTATGAACGGGCGACGGAGTTGGAGCGGATCGGCGGCGAAGTGATTACCCTGGAGCCGCAAAACTGGCACAAGCTGGCCGAAGTGGCCTAGAGAGTTTCACGGGGACCGGGGCGCAAGTTCCGGTCTCCAATCTATGAAAGGGGTTTTGAAAATGGCGCAACATGAGGGAATGAAAACGGTATTGGTCCCGGAGGATCTTCACGCCCAGGTTAAAGCCTTCTCCGCTTTGGAGAGTCCGGCAAAAACCATCCAGGATATTACCACTGAAAAATTACAGGAATATGTTTATGAAGCGGGACAGCGTTTGGCGGGGAAATTAGCTGTAAAGTAAAATTAGCGGATAATGCCGGAATTTAAAGTTTAATCATCGAAAGTGTATTAAATTAACAGAATTTACTTGATATACATAAATTTGTTAATCTAGTATTGATATAGGACAGACGGCATGATATGATATATTTGCAAGTGTGCTTGCAGAATATAGCTTGCAAGCAATTGTAAGACATTTTTTTTTATCGCGGAGTAGTGTAGCGGTTACACATCAGGTTCATACCCTGATTCACGCCGGTTCGAATCCGGCCTCCGCAACCAATCTGATAGAATTCGCGGGGCATTTTGGCCGCTAGGCAAAACCATCAATCCCGGTTAAAAGCGCGAACGCCATCAAGCCCCGCGATTTAATGTAAGAAAATGAAAAATGAAATCCGATTTTGTGATCCGGACTGCGAATATCTTCAACCGAAAGAAAACGACCCGGATCATAGTTTTAATCATAAAGAGATTATTCACCGGTGCGAAAGGTATCATTTACCATTGCATCATTATCAATATCAGCCTTATTTGATTAGAGTTCCGGAGTGTGATTGTTCCGGATATAACATTTATACGAAAGGAGGTTTATAAAGTTTATATTTTGAAAGGGGTTGATATTAAAAGAATGAAATATTTATTGAATAAAGTCATTTGCTTCAGGCTCCAATCGAGAAGTGCCGATAATTTAAGTGTAGTGGTAAAGTAAGAAGGTACGAAAGTGATGTTGTGTTCTCGGTTTTTTTACCATTAGTTTATGAATCGATGCAGTTTTGGATCTTCTTACTTGTGGTAAGAAAACAAAGGAGTTGATGTGATTGAAAGTTTTAAAAGTAAGGCTTCCCAAAACTATAAAATCATTATTATACAAGAGTTCCAAGATTGAAATCCTATTAACATCAAAAACAAAGAAGATTGTAAAGTACTAAACGCCTTACAATCTTACAAAAAAGATTAAAGAAAGTCCAATCACTGGGCTTTCTTTTTTTAAAAATTTTATTTGATTCCGATTTCGAGGTTTGACTCTCCCCAGTAGATTTGATATAATTCTTTTCGGGAAATTGAAGTGGATAACGTTCGACGCGCTTCAGGTCCACCA